CATAGCCTTGAATTTCTGAGCAGCAGCAGAGGCGCCGACGCCGCCCGCCAACGCGCCGGCAGCCCGCGCATAAGGTTCCGCTGCCGTTCCCTCTGTTAGTGCGCCAGCACCTTCGGAAGCCAAAGCGGGAGCCGCAACACGGGTAAGCAATTTTTGAGTGAGGCTTTCGGGTCCGCCGACAATGGCGGGCAGAAATTCCGCTCCAGTCTTCAGAACTTTCCCTGTCGCATATTGCGGCTGATAATCCGGCGAGACGATGGGATCGGTGACGGTTGCCTTAATGCTCTCCGAGGTCGGGATTTTATTCAGGATCGAGTCGCCCGACGAATGATAGGGCTCATAGCCGAGCTTGCCGCTGATGTAGTTAGACGCGGCCTCGATGCCCTTCGCCCCGAGATTAGTCAGGTCGCCAACCATCCCGAGCGTTCCAATAGTGGCGTTGCCGAGCCCAGATGCTACGGCTTTGCCAGCATCTTCGGCCATGCCCACTTGCGGCGCTGCTTGGAATGGCTGAGACGGATCGAAGGCCGGCTTGTCGGCAGCGCTGAACGGCTGCGATGGATCGAACGGGGGTTTATCCATTATTTATAGCTGCCATCGGCCTGGAGCGTATAGGTATGACCGTTCTGGATGACGGTTGCGGGCTTGCTCGTTCCTGCGGAAGCCCTTGCGCCTCCATTCGCGAACTTTTCAACGCCCGATAATGCCGCGTCCGCTTCGGAGCCAAGTATCGTCCCCTTTTTATCGGCCGCAGCCTGCCCAATCGACTCAACACGCTTTTTTTCTAAAGCCGCTACGGAATCCCGATACAGACCAAGTAGAGTTTTTGCCATCCCCCGCTGTTGCTCAAGAGACATATTCGGGGACAAGCGAGATTCCCATGCCCTGATTTCGGCATCGCTTAAATTGGCGCCCTTGAACAGCCCAGCCAATTCGTCAGCCAGAGCGTGGGCGTTAACTTCAAAATTGCCCTGCGCTCCATTACCTAGCAATTCAGTGTTTACAAAGTTAGAGAGAGCATTGACCGCAGGGATAGCGTGGCCCGGCAAAGCTCCCATTTTATCGGATACAAGCTCGCCAAAATGTAGCGCAGACTGATTGGCTTTCCTCATTATCTCGGAAGATTTTCCGCCACCATAATAATCGGCCTGCCCCTTGACCCTAGTCGCCCAACTCGTTGCATCAAAGGTCGGGTCAACAGAATGAGCCGCATCGATAAGAGCCAGCGTCGCCGGATTTCTCATGGCCGCGCCGGTCGGGAGCGGCTGGCGGCCTTCGATCATGGCGCGAACCATTGGTGCGATTTGCTTGGGGAGATATTCGTAAAGAGCCTCGCCCGATACACCTGCAGCCTTCGCTCTTTCCATATCCGCCAAAGGGGTGGACGAGGAAGCGCTTGACCCGTCAGTGTTCACGGGCTTGCCGTTAACAGTCTGGTCACGCTCGTTGATGAACCCGTATTTCTTGCCGGCGAACGGGTCCTCGCTGATGATGCCGTATTTTTCCTTATTGGTAAGGGCTTCGGTCAGAATGGTCTTGCCAGCTTCCGGGTTCATCACGGCAAGCATGGCTTTCGAGTTGGCTTCCTGAGGTGACAGCCCGCTTTGAAGCAGCGTTTGCCGAACAGCCTGATATTGTCCTGTAAGGTTCTGCTGCGCGATCGACTGAGGATCGGTTCTGTTCCCCGTCAATGCCCCGATGATGCTGCCGCCGTGCCCAAGGCTCTGCAAGCCAGCGTTGATTTTGTCGAGGAAATTGCCGGTAGGAAGTCCAGCAAGCGCGGGAGGCAAGGCCTGTTCCTGCTGCTGCGACGGTTGGGGCTGTTGCGCCGGAGCCATCTGGGGAGGCTGGCCTTGCGGCAACGCGCCTTGCGTGTTTGTGGCATTTTGCGGTAACAAGGAGGGATCAGAAGCGAACTGGCTCACAGGGCCAATCCGGGGCATCTGATAGTCACCAACCGCAATCGGTGCCGCATTGGGCAGCGCGTTAAAGCGGTCCGCAAAAGAGACGGGAGGAGCCGACGACGGCGCACCAACCGGACCAGCGGGCCACCTAGCGCTGTCGAGCGGGGCCGGCTGGTTGTCCTGAGCGGATGCTTGGCTTGGCATATACTGGCTTTGCGAGCGGATCAGATCCAGCAAGCCACCGCCCTGGCCGCTGTAAGTATCGCTGTTAAAGAGCGCGTCAAGCAGGCCCACTTATGCAGCCTCCACGGCTTTTTCGGTTGCAATCTGATAGTTGACGAACTTGACGCCGTTGATTTCCGAAACAGCTTCTGGCGTGGTCTTTTCCACGTCCTGAGCCATGAGGCCGATCTGCATGGCGGGTTGGCCAATGTAGCGGAAGCGATAGACGGGGGTGCCGTCGAACAGCGTTCCAACCTGCTCGATATCTTCCTTGGCGCGGCGATCGGATAGAAGTGCGAGCAATCCTTGAACGGGCGATGTACCGCCACTACCCGAAGACCCGAACAGGCTCGTGCCCTGCATTAACTGCTGCCATGGCGACATGGTTTGAGTGCCCGTGCTTGTCCCTTGAGATTGTGAACCGAGGCCGGCGATGGGAACGCCGATGTTTGCAAGCATTCCGAGGTTCTGGGCCGGGATGCCCTGTCGTAATCCTTCTGCCGCAAGCGTTGCGGTTGGCCCCCAATTCTTTGCGCTGAGGGCATCGGTTGCAGCTTGAGTCCCCGCCTGTCGGTTGGCCACGTCCTGCTGCTGTAAGCCGGCCTGAATGCCCGCGTTGGTGTTGCCGGCGTTGAAAAGATTGCTGGCCGCACCCTGCTGGTTCTGGACGTTCTGATTATATTGAGCCGCAATGGTGGGAGCCAAGCCCTGTGTCAGGCCGCGCCCGAGCGCCATTGAGTTGGCGCCGCTGAAATCCCGGCCCGCTGCCGCGAACTGCCCGTTAGTGGCGTTAGTGATATCCGAGGTCGCCGTATTGATGGCATCCCGGAATCCAGGCGTATCGAATGGATTGTAGTTCGTGTTCGACGCGAGCGGGTTAGTCTGCGCTTGATAGTTCTGATAGTTCTGATTGACCGCGCCCGCCTGGTTGGTTGCGCCGCCGCCGGTCAAAAGCCCATTTGCGTTTGCGCCGATCTGCGAAGCATAGGGATTTCCTCCCGCAGCATTGGCCGATAACTGGTTGATCGCGCCGGTCTGAGCGCCGTTCAATCCGCTGTTTTCAATCATCGGCTTGAGCTGGGTGAGGATACCCTGCAACGCGGGTTGCGCTGCGGCCCATGGCTGGGTCGTTGAACTCTGCTGCTGGGTGCTGGATGATGTGCCGCTCATAGTTGCTTTTCCAAAATGATGTGTTCGACGCGATAGTCGTTAAGCACGCGCTCCCAGCCCCTACGGCCGAATATCCGAAGGCATGTGCAGCCCTCATCTTTGGCGAATTGTTCGATCTTCGCTAACAAGGGTAGCCACCTCTCGCGTTGATGCCCGCCGCAGGCAGTGAGGACGCAAACCAGATGCCCGTTTAACTTGACAAGCTGCGTGGTGGCTGCGGCCTCGATCGACCCCGACCAGGCCAGCCATAGGAACTGTTCGCCCCTGAGAACGCTGTTTTCGATCTCTTTGAACTCACAAAGCCCTGTCCGTTCAACGGCTGTTTGGATCAGCTTGCTTGCATGAGGCCAGAACTGATCCACTAACTTTGGATCGACACAGACCAGCTCAACCATGCAGGGCATACAGAAACGAGCGGTCTACCTGAGCGTTGTTTGCGTGGGTGACCGTGAATGACTTGTCCGACACGTTAGAAATATACATCGTGCCGTTTCCGATTTCCGCTGCCGCATTCGCCGTGGTCGGGACCAGAATAGGCACGCTCCCAACTGAACAATTATTGTCCGTCACGGTTGATGTTGAAGCATTCGCCGTGAGCGTCACTGTCCCAACCGCGTTGGACCGGCCCGCCGCCAACTGCTGAATGGCGAGAATGATCTTCTTCGGATCGGTTTCGGACAGGCCGGGAACGTAGGCGGTCACAACGTGCCGTTTGTCGTAATGTCAGGAATGATGCCGGCGCAAAACGTCCAGCCGGTACCGGCGGGTATCCTGACCTTGAATCTGGAATAGCGGGTATCGCGCATCAAATCGCAGCGCCCGGTTCTCGTATTGATCTGGACCTCGTTGCTGTGCGCGACCGTCGCCTGTTGCGTGTCTCGGTAGGAAATGGACCCGTAGAGCGTCGAGGCATCCGTGATGGGGCGGAAACCACGTATCGTTATCCGCTGTTCGTCGGTGCCCTGCTCGGCACTCTCCATCATGCCTTCAAGGTTTGCGCCCGAGAAAAACCCAAGCACATGAGAGCTATTGAATTGCGCTAGTTGCGGCTGAACCGCCGTGGCATAGGAGTCCAACGAGAGCGTCAAAGCGTCGATTGACGATGAAATAGCGTCTAGGTTTTCCAGCGTCAGACCGCTTTGTGAAATGCCGAGCAGATACTCCCCTGTCGCATCGATCGGGAAGAACTGGTCGAGCAGGAAATCATACCCAAGGATCGTGTCATAGGTGCCGGTCGTCCCCGCAACCGACTTGTAGGCCCAGAAAATCCGGGTTGACCTTGGATCGGCAACGCCCATGAACAGTTGCAGATTGCCCTTGTCGAGATCGGCTAGAAAACTACGGTCTATCTTCTCTCGCCCGATCTGTTCTGGCACCCCGCCCGGCTCGATCTTGTGAAACCCCTGGCCCGCATAGAAGAAAATCTTTTCTCCCGCGCGGATGATGGAATAAGGCGCATACAACCCCTTGTCCTGGGTGATGCGATCGATCTGAAAGATGATCGGCGAGCCAGGCACATAGGACATGCGCCGGATGGCCTGATCCTGGAAGATGATCCCAGACTCGCCGCCGGCCACGCCGCGCACAATGCCGCCGTCCGGGAAATCCTGGAAGTCAGACGAATTAACGCCCGAGGTCCAGGTGGTGGTCGCGTTTAACCCAGACCATTGAATGCGATAGGGAGCCGAGAGAAGCCCCGAGAGCACGAGAAACCGGCCGACCACGCTGATGTAGGCTGCTTGTGGCGGCGAACCAGCGCAGTCCGCAAAGGCCGTGGAGGACGATAAATCGAAGACCTGCAGAACCGTGTTGGCCTGCGTGGCGAAGACGAGATTGCCAAACTGAGCGAACACCCAATTAGCGGCCTGCCCGCCGTAAGATGGCGCGGTGTAAGTCCCCGCCCCCTTTGAAACATCGGTCCAGGTAAAATCGGTATTGCTGAGCTGGTAGAGCTTGGTTGCGGTGCCGGCGAAGGTGATAACGGTGCCATCTGACTTCAAGGCATAAAACGCGCCACGACAAGCAGAAGGCAAAGCGGTCGTATAAGCCGAAAACGAGGGGAACGGCCCATAGCCATCCGATCTCGGGATGACATTCTGGATGTCGTGCGCCGACTGACCTTCATAATCAGACGTATCTGGCTTATAATCTCCCCATTGAACTAGGGACATCAGGCGCTCAATGCGGTCATAATTGAAGGGCTCTCGTAAAAAGCGCGTCAATCTGCGCGTCGGATAGGCCGAGCGCAGTTCCAAGTATCGTCACCAAGGGATCGGTTCGGCGGATTTGCGTGGCATAGTCCCAAGTGATCTTCGCAGCGCCGCCCGCGTTGGTTACTGCCGTTTCGACTTCATCTAGCAACCCGGCACCCAAAAGTGCCAGCCGCGCTTGCCGTGGCGTAACCGTCAGATAAGGCGCAACATTCGCGTCGGTCAGGACTGCCTTGAGGCTGTCCATCGTATCGATGTGGGTTGGCGTGCTATCGCTCAACCATTCCAAATAAACAGGATCATCTACTGATACGAATTGGCCACGTGCGCTCGCATAGACCTGCGAGGTTCCGCTTCCGATGACCCAATACCAATCGCGGGGATCATAATCCATGCTTCACCTATCAGTTATAGAGGCCATAAGGTGAAGTGCCAGGATTGGTGCCAGAGCCCGCAGAATCTCCCGGTAGATAAGTTGTGCCAGCCCCTCCCGTATAGACCATACCCATGCTGTTAGCAGAGTAGCGAGGCCCTGTAGCTGAACCCGAGAAAGTATCGCTGTTGACGATTACCTGACCGCCAACGATGCCCTCGGCAAACGCCACGCTAAACGCTGGAGTTCCAGAAATCGTAATGGTTCGGTTCTGACACCGGATCACCGCGCCGGGGCCGCTCGCGCTCCAGTGCCGACCACTCCCGGCGGCAATTGTATAATTGACGGAACATGAAACTGCGCCCCCATCGAGCGTGCGTACATGCGCGACCGTCGCCGCTCCGAAAACAATATTCCCATAATCAATGTAGCCATTGCTCTGTGCGTAGATCAAGAACGAGCCGCTTGTGTTCTGGATCTTCATGTCGCGGACTGTCAGTCTCCCGCCATTCCTGACCGAGATCGCATCAGATGATCCAGTGCTAAGGATAACATTCGATGGCGTTCCGTTATTGCCCTGAATTGTGACAGTTCCGGACCCGAGCCACGGTCCGTTCACAACGACGCCACCAGTATAGGTGCCATCAGCAATCTGGATGGTGACATCGTATATCTGAAGATCCAGTGCGGCCGTCGCATTGATAGCGGCCTGAACGGTTAGGAAGGCCCCCCCCGATGTGTTTGCAAGCCCCGTATTATTATCGTTCCCGTCCGTGCGGACGTAATAGGTACGACCAGCTGTCAGTCGCTCACGCGCGGAAGTGATGTTCAGCTTGAGCGCAAGCGCTGCCGCCTGGGCAGTTGAAACCGGCTTGTTCACGTCCGAGGTATTATCGACGTTTTCCAGTCCGGTCACGGTATGCGCCGCATCCCACGCGGGACCATCAACAAGCGCCGACGTATCGGCCGGGGCGCCCGTCGTAACCGTATGATGGACAACGACCGTAGCCATTAATTAGCGACCCATACTTCGGCCTGGGTTGCGGCGCGATCATAAATGCCGGCCGAGGAGCCCAATGCAAAAACCCGCTTCGAGGTATAGAAGGCGTGCGAATATATAAGCTGACTAAACACCCGACGCGCCGGGTCTTCCGAAGTCCACGTTTCCGATTGCTTGGTAGCCGGCGTCCACGTCGTCATGGCGTCACCCCGGAAATGCCCATTTGCATCGGGCCGGCGTTAAATGTTGAAGTCAGTCCAAGATTATTCAGACCAGCTAGAGCAGCCGCCATCCCGACCGACCACGTTTGAATGCGGCCATCTTCTTTGATGTAAGGCGCAGACTCCAACAGGGCGCCGTAGAGATACAAGTCAGGCGCGAGCAACAGCAGCCAGTTCGGATCGTTCGTCGCAAGCGGCGGAATGTTCTGCCGGTAGATCATTTCCAGCGCATAAGCTCCGTCCGGCGTCGGCGCCAATTCCATCTCGGTCCCGAAAATGGTGAAGTATTGCGGCTGCCCGGAAGCGTTGGCGTTGTTGAAACGGTATTCTTCCATCTGCTGGCCGGACATGAACGAAAGCGATGGCTTGCCGGTTACGCCGGACAATCGGACACGCCGCATAGACTGGAAATCCGCCGGCAGAGATATGAACTCGGGCTCGCTCGAGCTAGTGTTGACCGTCGTCGTCGCCCGGCTTTCCATTTGTCTGACGTAAAGCTCACGATTGAACTTCGCTTCCGCCAATTGGATAAAAGTTGGGATGCGCGCAATCAGCGTGGTATCCTGATCGCGGGCAAGCCACTCTGTTACAGCACTTTGCAGCGTGGCGTAGGTGGTGATCGTCGCCATCAGCTACCAAACCCCATCCAGCCTACGACGAGCGCTGGCTTGTCCGTTCTAAGATAGGCCCAATCGGGATCTTGCAGCTTCTTTTTGACAAGAAGATCGAACTCGGCCGAAAACATCCGCAAATCGGTGTTGCCCTTGGCGTGTTCCTCGTCCAGCCATTGGATGAGGATTACGTTCGGGATTTCCGCGACTTCGCGAAGGCCGTCCGTCTTGGACTGCTCAAGCGTCCTGAGCGTCTTGTTGCGCTCTAGGATTGGCTCGACATCCTGGATGTGCTCGATAGCAAGGTCTTGCCCGTTGCTATCGAGGTGGATTTTGGTCTGGAGCATTTAGGCAGGGATCTTCGCCGCCAGAGCCTGGATATCGGCATCGATAGCATCGATTTCGGGCTGATCGTCAACAGGAACGGGGGGCTGCTTAGCAAGAAATGCATCCAGCTTTGCGGCCAATTCGGCAACGTCGGATTTCAGTTTGGTGGTATCGCCCATGATAGCTCCATTTTGTCTGATGATATGTCGCAAGAGATGGATTTCGCTTGCGTCGTCCTCAATGTAGAAGTCGAACACTTAGGAAATCTCGGTCACGACAAGCGTTCCGCCGCTTGAGACCTGAACTGCGGAAACCTTCTCGCCTGACACAACCGTGAAATATTCCGGCGAAAGCCCGACCACGTAGGTGTCAGAAGTCGTTGCGGTAGGGTTGACGCCGATCCGGACATAAGCATCCGTGGTGACCAGAACCCGCACCTTCTGAACGCCGTTCGTGACCACGTTCGTCGTGGTGCCAGCCGTCCCCGTATAGGCAGCGGACTGGACTGTGCCTAAGCGGCCCGTTCCCCAATACTGCGTCATGGGTTAGCCCGCGATCAGGTTCATGGCGAAGATACCGGCAATGGATGCGCCGGAAGCGCCCGAGGGCGTGAACTTTATGATATCGCCTTCAGTCACATAGGTCAGAATAGCGGGTGCCCATGAGGCCGCCGTGCCGGGAGCCGCTCCAGAAACCGGCAACGTGCCGGCCAGGTTGGTATTGGTCGTTCCGCTGATGGCGATTGCAACCGCGCAGTCAGCGGTCGTAATCGTTCCCTGAGGAGTAAGACTGATCGTACCGATACGGGCATTGAAGGGAACACGGAAGTAGGCGGAGACTGGCGTGCCGCCAATCGACGGGCAATAAATCTGCTGCCCGAACGCCTCCTTAAGCATGGGATGATTGGCGGGAATAGCCATTGAGGTTGCTCCAAAGAAAAAAGGCGAGCCGGAGCCCGCCGTCAAGTTTCAGATAAGGATGAGATCAGTAGGCGTAAGCGACAGGGCCAACGTCGGCGGTAAACGTCGTCGGAGGCGTCAGCGCCGGCAACGTGCCGAAAGCTCCGGTGTTGGATTGGGTCAATAGATCAACCCAGGTTGCTGTGGCGACGGTCCTGATCGTGTCCGTAGTGCCATTCGACTGATAGGCAATCCAGAAGCGGCCCGGCTTCACAGTCGTGTAAGTCGCCGTGAACGCATACTGCTGGAACGCATTGGCGCCGGAAGTAGTGGCACCTGCCAATGCAGAGTTTGCCAGGAGAACGCCGGTCGAGTCGTACAGGGAAACGATACCCTTGTCCGTTCCGACCGTGGCCCCGTTCAGTACGCCTATGCCGGTTAGAAGAACGCTTGATAGCGGAATGAAGATATCCGCCACATAGGTGGTGCCCGCAACCAGCGTTTTGTTGGTGCCGAGCGAGGACAGCGTGCCGAGATTGCCGCCGATCGTAAGATGACGATAGCGCCCCACAAAGGGCGATACCTGATCGAGCGTAAGATTGCCGGCTCCAGCGTTTGCGGCCCGGAGGACCGGGAGCGTGGATGTGGCAACGGCGCGCGTGAGCGCACTGGAATCGAAATTGTCAGTTGTTCCCATCGGGATATCCTTTCAAAAATGAAAGGGGCCAGTGGTTAGCTGGCCCCCGAGGTTATCAGGTGGGAACGGTGCAATCGAACACGCCGCCGGAAGCCTTCTCGTTGCGGGCTACCAGCACGTATTCGGAGAGCATCATGCGACGGTCGGAGTCGCCGGTTTTCGCCAGCGGCAGGTTGACCATGGTTCGGCCGTTCAAATGAGCCTGAGCCCACTTGTCCATTTCAAGGACAAGAACGTCACGGGTACGCATGAAGCGGTTCGGAACAACGGTGAGCGTGCCGAAATCCGACTCGTAGGCAGTCACCGATGCCACGATCTTCTTGGACTTGGTTTCCTCAATCGGGGAAGCCCGGCCGGTGAAGGTCGAAAACGCCTGCTTGTTGCCGCCGCCCAGCATGATGGTGCCGGGCTTACCGCCCTGCGTCCAGCACTTCTGGAGAACAGACTTCAAGCGGCTTTCGGTGAACGCAATCTGCGTACCGTCAGTCCGGGTGCCCGTGCCGTCAGCCGCAGCCGGATCAGCCGCGCCGCCCGCCGTGCCCTTGTCCGTGTTGGTCTTGATCCAAGACAGGATCGAGGCCGAAACGCGGGCCGTAGCGTCCGCACCCGCATTGCGCGCCTGGTTCGAACCGACCATCTGCGATTCAATGTCGGTCTTGAGTTCAAGACCGGCAAGCATCGCCTGGTTCGCCAGTTCGTTGGGAACGCCGGCAGTCTGAACAGCCTGCTGGGTGCCCGACACACGGACGGTTTTGGTCGAGATCTGGCAGTAGTTGCCGAGACGGACGCGAGCGGTGATCGCCTTGGTCGTGGCGTCGTCGCCTTCAAGCTGCGCGTTCGAGGTCGAAGCGGCGGCAAGAGCCTGGGTCTGCCATTCGTGGTAAGTGCCGGTTGCCTTCTCGCGGTCCAGCGCCGACAGGAACGGCGTATCCGTGGGCGAGATTCGATAGATCATGTTGGAGAGGTCTTCGCGATTGCCGATCGCTTCATAAGTGGCAAGGGTATTGCTCGGGAGAGCCATTTCAGTAGTCCTTTAAGATTAGGCTCGGCGTCGGCGTGACTGTAACTCATACAGTTCGGTCGCCTCTTTGACGCTAAGCTCGGGTTTTCGGTTGAGGGCTTGTTCACGTTCGGATGCGTCAGATCCCGCAGGGCGTGACGTTCCCGGTCGCTGGACAGGCGGGAGGGGCTTGGCAGCAATGGCCTTCGGAGCGGCCTTGAGCGCCTGAAATGCCAATCGATCTGCAATGAGCTTCTGAATGCCGGCATTGGACAAAATTTCGTGCCCAACGTCATCGGACATCCATCGGGAGAGCTGATCGATGTTCATTCCAAGGTCAGAGGTGAGCATCTTGACGGCACTTTCGCGCAACTCGCCCGCCTTCTTCGGATCGGCCATGTCAGGGACCAATTCGACAAGACGCGCGTTCTGCTCGGCTTCGTATGCCGCTCGCCTGCTCTGCTTTTCCTGAGCCTTGAGCGCCTGCGCCTGCGTGGCCTGAATGGCAACGCCGCTCAAACGCTTCTGATACGCATCCCATTGGAGATACCGAAACGGGTCGTTCTGAGCGAGGGCGTCTGCATCATCTTGTGTCTTGATGTCTGCAAACGGTCCTTGCTGGACGAACCGCTGAATATCTTCGATGGTCGGTATCTTTTCGAGATACTGCTGTTTTGCCTGTTCCGCTTGCTGGCGCGCGGCCTCGATGGCTTTGCGCTGTTCAGCGAGTTCGTTTTGAGCGCGACGAAATTCAGTCTCCCGAACTGAGGCGATACGCGCGGATATTTCCTGCGCATCACGGGGCAGCTTTAGGAAGGCTTCCTTTTCCTCTTTGCTCCAAGCCCTCGGCGGCTCGATGGGCGGCTGTTCTGCCGGTTCGGCCTCGTCAGGTGCTTCGGCGGGGGCCGTTTCCGGGTCGCCGTTGGCTTGCGCCAATTCGGGTTCTGCGGTCGCCTCGTCGGCGCTCTCGGCAGGTTGTTTCTTTTCCTTCAGCGCCGTGAAATATGCGGCGGCTTCGGTGGGCGAACTGAATGTCTCGGGAGCGTCGGCGGGAAGCGGGGTCGAGAAAATAGCTTCACCTCCGGCGGGCGAGCCGGTTTCGGTCGTCATGAATTGTCCTTTTGGTTGTTAAATCTGATGCCAGCCAGGCTTGCGCTCGGCTGCTTCCGCCAGGTCTTTCAACTGCCGGGCCGCAAGTTTGCCGTCTTGGACGATAGTGCCTAAATGGCGCTCGACTTCACCGACAATCCGGTGAGCCAGATAAAGCCGCTCGCGCGCGCCCTGCTGGTCAACCGTAGTTGCCATCAGGTCTGCGCTATATTGCGCCCTGAGTGATGCAAAGGCTTCCTGTAGCAGTTCGTTTTCAAGCAGGGACTTGGCCCGGGCTGCCCGATGAGCATCTTGAGCGAGCTTGTCCTCGTCAATCATTCTTGACCGGCTTCTGCTTCATCTGTTCAAGCCTGGCATCGTGCGCCTGCTGGTTCTGCTCGGTCTTCAAATCATGGCTATGGGCATCCGCCACCATCCCCACGACCGTTTCCGCAATCTTGGCGTGGTGCTGTTGCTGGTCGGCCGCCATCTTGCGTTCGGCCTCAATGGCCCTGATATGCCCGTCGAGCAGTTTCAGCTTGGCATCGATGTCGGCTTTGAACTTCGCCAGATCGGCAGCGTCCTTGGCCTTCTGCTGGTCAAGCTGGGCCTTCATCCCGAGTTCTTGCTGGTCATTCTGCGCCTGCGCCTGGATCGCCATCACCTTCGGATCGGGCGGCGGCGGAATAGGCGGATGCAGTAATTGCCCGGTCTGAGGGTCTTTCGCCTGCGGATCGTTAAAGAACTTGTCCGCGTTCTTGTGGCCGTTAATCTTGCAGAGCTCGGTTGCAGCATTAAAAAGGTTAGTATCGTCAACCAGATTGGCCTTGCCGCCGGCAAGTAGCTTCTCTTGGATGTTCGCAATCGCCATCATCTGGGCGAACTGCTGCGCTTTGCCGCCGGTTCCAAGCCCGACGTTGATGGTCATGTCGTTCCGGGTTTTCCAGTTGCGTGGATCGACCTGAACCCACTTGTTGTTCAAGCGAACGGTCTGTGCTTCCTGGCCGTGCTTTCGGATCGTGCCGTGCAGCAAGGAAAACATATCCTTGACGCCCTCGGCCATGATCCTGGCAATCAGCTTCATCCGCATTTGCGAGGATGAATAGACCTGAGCAACCGCCGTGGCGCTCTGGTTCTGCAAGGCATTGGCGTCGAGGCCCTGGGACTGCTTTGACAGCCCGGTTCGCGCTTCCAGTTCCGCATCGATATACTGCATCATCGGATAGACGGATGCGGTAATATCGGGAACGACTTGCCAGTTCAGCCCGCCTGGCTGTTTCGTCCTGACCACACCGCCAGGGCGAGATACAAGCAAATCATCGAGGGTGTTAGGTCCAGCATTAGCTTCAGCAACTTCAACCCTCGGATTGTTGTGCAGATAGAGGTTGTCGAGCGCGCCGCGCTTGAGTGCGGTTTTTTCCCGCTGGCTCGGCATGACCAAATCAGCAATCGAGCGACCAAAGAAACGATGGGTAATCGGAACGGGACACGTCGCAGCGAACGGAATCACATCGACGGGTTCAATGACTTCCTTGCCGTCGCGCTTGAGAACCTGGCCCTGATCTCCGCCGGTAATGACCAGATACAGGCAGGGACGCCCATTGCCTCGGTAATCCATCCGAACATAATGTTCGGTGATCTTGACCAGACGCGCCGCGGAATTAACCCCGCCTGACTGAATGCCGTAGTGCTCCTGCTCGGTGTCGCGGGTCAGGGTTTCAAGCTCGGTCTGCCCGGTATATTCGGTCAGTGCCTTGACCTGATCCTCGTCAAATCCTTCCGCGATCAACTGCGCTTCTGTCTTGGTCACCACCTCATGGAAGCAATAATTGCAATCCTTGATGGTTCGGGCGCCGCGCTCGATCCCGAACTCCTCGGGAGGCACGCCCATGACCTTGGGCTGGGCCAGCTTCTTGGTCGATACAATCGTCACGTCATGGGTTACAGGAGCGGCCACAGGAGGCGCTACAGGCGGCGCAGCCATCGGGGGTTGCATCGGCGCGCCCATCGGGGGCGGCGCGACTGGCTGGCCCTGCGGCGGCATCATGGGGGCGTTCAACTCGCCCCCTCCGGTTCTTCCTGCTTCTCGTTGGCTTCCGGCTCGTTATTGACCGTGTGTTCAATGATCTTCATCTGGCCATCAGATTCCGCGACCTGCTGAACCAGCAATGCGAACTGATCCTCTGAGAGATCGTAATAGGTTTCCCTTTCCTCTTCCTCGCGTTCTTCCCACCAAATCTTCACAATCCCGGTCTTGGAAAGCAGCGCATCCTTGATGAACGAATACAGCACCATAAAGCCGGGGTTCTGCTGCATGAACACATGGTTCACATAGTCTGTCTCCTGCTGGGCGGCTTCCTCATCCTCGGGCCCGACAGGCTCAAACCTGACAACCTCGTCAGATCCCGCAAAGATATCCATCAGGTTGGGCATCAGCCCTTCGATGGCGTCGGAAACATCGGTCGAGACGGCTTTTGACCGGCCATCCTGTGCCGGCATATCCTGGCTCATATCGCCTTGGTAGTACGCCATCGCCTGCGAACGGTCGCCCATGAGCTGCGCTGCGGTAACAGCAGCGAGCGCGCTTGCCTTTTCAGATGCCAGCATGGTTTGAACGTCGCGGACGGACATCTTCGCCATCAGGCGTAGCCCTGCTCTCGGTACTGGATCGGCCGATTAAATCCGGTGTTCACGATCTGGCTGTCCAATGTCATGGCGAGGTATCGGAAGGCGTCCGCCGCGTGGCTGGCCCAATCGTGAACCGGCCTCGGCTTTAGCGCCTGCAATTTGTCATCGTATTCGGCTCGATAAAGCTTCAGGGCATCGATACCGTGAACGCATTTCTTGGCATCGAACCAACATCGCGGGATGATGGTGCGGACCGCATTGATTCCGTCTTCAACCCGGTGCATCGCTGCAACCGTGATGTTTTTCAGCCCAAGGCTTTCCAGAACTTCCAGGCGGCTCTTGCCCGTTCCCAGCTCTTTGGCTTGTGCGTCATGAGGAACAATATGACCGGCATAAAGATAGGGCCGTCCTGAAATTTCCCTAACGTAATGCCCGAGGTCAACGCCGCTCGACTCGTAGTAATCGATAATCCTGATTTCTCGTCCGATAACTTGTGCGAACCAGATTGCCGTACTGTCTCTAATTCCAAGATCCCACGCTGTGTAAACCTGGGCTGTGGGCTCATACGGGACTCCAGTAATCCGCTTGTCGCCATCGGCCTGAGCCATCAGTTTGCCGTAGTAGGCGCCGATAACAGCCGCTTCAAAGCTGCACTCAAACTCTTGCGCGTATTGTTCTTCAGTTAGCCCCGCCTTGAGACTTTCCAATTCGTCTGGCGCGATAATCCCGGTTTCAGAGGCCTTCAATATCCGCCTGAACCAGCCCGGCAGCTCCGCTCCCGTCTCGTCGCGATCGATCTTGTAAAACCAGTCGCGGCCCGCAGGAGTGCCAATGAACGTCGCCGTGCCCTGATGATCCGCCAATGTCGGTCGCATCACCTCGGGCCAGGCCCTGGGGTCCATCTGCGCCGGCTCGTCAATCGTCAGATCGTCAAAGTATAGCCCGCGCATCCGGTCGTAATTGTCTGCGCCGTAAAGCCTGATCCGAGCCCCATTGTGGGGGTACTCAACCCACAATTCTGATTCCGACATCTTCAAGCCGGGGATGGGCGCCGAATAGTATTTCAAATAGGACCAGGCAACGTCCTTGGCCTGGCTATAGGTCGGGGCGACGTATCCCAGCCTCGGAGGCGTTGATGGCCTGACCGGGGCTGTTATCGCCTTCCGTATCTTGTCGTTGATGCAGCCAACCGTCTTGCCGAACCGCCTGTGAGCGACGATCTTGGCAAATCGTTCAGTGCGTTCGTGGTAGGGTTCAAATTGCGGTCGCGGCCGGTAAGGTATGACTACTTTTGCCACGTAACCGTAATCGCAGGATCACCCTCTTCGCCGCCGATAATCCCCTGCGGCACCTTGCCGTCCAGCCGATCAGCAATCTCTTTGATCGCCGGCACATCGCCCTGCATGGCCTTATCAACCAAAGCCGTGGCGACAGCTTGGAGAGAGGCTTTGTCATCGCCAGCCTCAGCCAAGGCTCGCTGGATAGCTTCCTTGAACGGCTTTGACTTGGGTCGCCCGTTTGGATTGCCAGATTGTCCGGGCTTGAATGGGGTTCCGAATGCCATGTAGGTTTCACTGTTACCGGGCTGTTACCAGCGGAGGGTAATGGGAGGTTCGTCTGACCGGGGAAAATAAAATACCCACCTCGATTTCTCGGGCGGGCGCGCAAATCACGATGATGCCCGATTTGCGGTGATTTGGTTTAACCTGTCAAGCGCGTTGAGAGTCATCATCCGATTCCCCACAACTTCGCCAACCGATATCCGGCGTCCCTAAGCATCTCCGTGGCGGCTGCTATGGCCTGCGGCTTATTCCGCCAGCCCATCCGGTAGCCTGCGTTCTCCACGGTATCTTCCGCACAGACAACCCGATCAACGATTTGCGCTATGCGATTTCCGATATGCTCCCGAGCTGTCCGCCATTGCTTGCGATGATGCGCTTGTGCCTCGGTCTTGGCCATTCCAGACATGGAGCCTGGATCTGATGAAAATATCCGGTTTAGGTCAACCGAGCCCATCCCGGCCTCAAGCCCGGCATGGTGCCAGTGGTGTTTGTATTTCTGCAAGGCAGCGTATTCGACCCCGCCTATCGCATCACGGTTAAACATCCTGTCCAGCGGGGTATCCCGGATGGTGTGGATTGTTCCTCCCTGCTTGTCATCACCGACTGTGAAATTACCCTCAGACTTCGCCAGCCGCTCTGCCGTGGGGCCAAACGGATAAGCTGGGTTCTCTCTCCCCCTCTTCGTCGCCGGTATGCCGACGCGGCGGATATTCCTGGTCATTGTGATTGCTGCCCCGTGCATGGTTGAACCTTTCTA